TACCCTAGTGTCCGCGCCGATAGCATTTAAGATCCTTTGAGGTTCTGCTCCAACCTTCGTTGCGAGATCTCCAATCATATTTGTAAATGCGATTTTTGTAGTGATGAAACAATTTAGAGAGATCTTACATATCTCAGCACTTAACGGAGACATCGTAAACATTTTGGGCGTGTTAAGCGTCATGTCATCATAAATTTTAACCAGCCTTGCTGCGGACTTTTCATCGGGGGATCCAATTAATACCATGTCGGGATATTGTTGGTCTCTAATGATTGTGCCCTGGGCGATAAACTCAGGATTATAGGAAACTTTGTAGTTATACTCTGCCAGCTTATCCTGTAACTGATCACAATACCCAGGCATGGTAGTGCATCCGATAATCAAATCTTTCGGACTCTCTTGCCGTCCTCTCTCAATAAGCTGGTCAGCTAGTCTGTCAATCTGACTATGATCATACTTACCGTTCTCTAAAGATGGCGTAGCTACCAATACAAATAAAGTATCAGAATATTCAAGACCTTCTTCGACATCAGTTGTGGCTGTGAAGTTCTTAGATGCCTTTAGCATAGCCTCTACTGATTCCTCTGGAGATGTAAGTGTCTTACTGTTTAAGGAATCAACATAGGCAGGATGTACGTCTACACCTAAGACTGAGTAACCTACATGCTCTAGGTTCAAAGCAAAGCATAGGCCCAGCTTCCCCACACCAAAAATAGTAATATTATTCTGCATAAGTTTTTAGCCTCTCTACGTCAAACGATCCAGTTTGGTCGGCCCTAACAGACGTTTTTTCGTATAGTTTATGATAGAAAGAATCCCTAGCAATAGTAAAACATTTACCGTATAAATGAGCGACATAGCTCAGAGAACTATTTGCCATTACAAGGACATCTGAAGTAGCCATATGGTAAAGAGAGACCGTAGGATACTCCTCAATGTGTAGGATAACATTAGGGTCCAAATCAAAGAAAAATCCAAAGTCCTTAGGCGTGCCTTGTGAGTATACATGAAACACTACCTTTCTCCCCCCGTATGCCTTCTTTAAAGTAGACATGATATTTGCGTAATATGCCTTGTGGTCTAAATTGCCGTTCGCATTGAAATACTCTCTGGAGGATGCGGTGCAGCAATCGGTCTGAGTGTATACTCTAACGTGGATTGCGACATTGACCTCATCTTGTTTAAAGTATTTTTTGGAGTCCTCCAGATATAAGTTTTGTTTAGAGAGCGTGGGAAAAAGTCCTTCTAACTTCTCCTGTCCCTCTCTCATTAGTTCAACAGGAGAAAGATATCTTGTTTGTTCAGTAGGTAAGGGCGCTGCGTCAAAATTAAATAGATTATTAACGTCTTGGCAAAACCTCTCCTGAGTTACATTAAAATACTGGTAGTGCTGGAGACCGACGAAGGGCGAGAACGTATAATCTAATTCATGTAGTTTTGCTAGACCAATACACATCAACTGATATTGTGCTAGGGCTCCTATACCTTCAGTGTTCTTGCCGTCAGAAGATGTTGCAACAGTGTACATTAGATATTGATCCACTCATCCATAGACGAGTATAGCCAAGGGAAGATTTGATTCTTCTTAGTGCAGATGATCTTTCCATCTGTATTGTTGAGGTAAGAGGCCCACCAACTAAAAGAACTATCCCACCCAGTGATATTATTCTTGCACCGTCTAATTAGTTCAAAGTCTAATACCTCAGAGTTACCTTCCATAAAGTGAATATTGCTACCCGAAAGTCTCTCTCGGCACCAATCGAAATCAGAGTTAGCATCCGTGCTGTGTCTCTTTCCTCCAGTGAATACTAGGAAATCCCCAGAGTCTCCAATTACATTTCTAGCAGTACGAAGGTATTCTGTTAGTTTCTCTTGCCACCCGTTTACACCCTGATCCATGTCTTTATAGTCTCCCAATCTAACATGTATACTTGTAGGGTTTTTGTATTGTGAAATTATATCCTTAGCTTGTGTCTGAATATCTTCTGATAGTTGGAAATCTTCTTTCAACTGTTCCCTTATATCATCAAAGTACAACCTGTTTTGAAAATGCCCAAAAAAATCTGTTCCATCTTGGACAGAGAAGACATTAGGATCATAAACACCATGACCTTGTTCTCTGTACAAATGAGTAGGCTGTTGCAGCAAGGGTTCATACTCAATGTTAAAGTGTACCAGCTTGCACTGTTGGCCTCCTACTGGATCAACATGCTGAGATAGATCGGGAAGACAAAGTTTCTTTCCTGTCTTTAATGAGACTGCTCTAACAAAAGCATACTGAAACAGAGCATTTCCAAGTCTGCCGTATAATCCTAAATTAGTGAATGTAATCATGCTAAAGTATTAAGAATGAAGTTAGTGTATTGAGGGAGATCTTTCTGGTAGAACAGAGGGGCATCCGGGGTAAGAACAACAAAGTCTCTGTGGATGCTTGCCATTCCCATATCCCAAGGCACTCTCTCCTCAATGCATTGTTTCTGCTGCTTGACTACTTCTTCAACAAAATCTTCTTTTAGATAAATGATCGCATGAGCGGCCAGCATGTTGTAAACACGCTTCCAACCTTCACAATATTGCGTGGCTACTGTCTGATTATAAAAACTTCTCTGTCTAATTGGGTGAACATATCCCCAGTTTGACACGCCCAAATAAACAGCATCTGCCTCTTCGGGAACCTCTAAAACGGTTGGTGTGCTGTCACCAAAAAAAGGTGTCTTACGAAGGTCATCTTCTAGCACCATAGTTGGGACAGTCAGATTCGAAACCACTTCTAGGTGAGACTTAGCACAAGCCATAAAGCCTTCAAAAGAAGAGGTTCCGGTAGTGGTTTTGTTAGATATAGCAGAGAAGCGATCATAAGAAATGCCCATACTTCCTAATACTTCGTTCATCTCCACAATCCTTTCTGGTTGATGATCTAAATTAATGAGAACTGTTTTAATTTTTTTTAGATCTAAACTCTTCATAGCTTCTTTTCGATTGAGGTGTTGACATGTAATACTGTTTACCGTAAATAGGTGATTTATCACTCTGATCAACACCAGAATAATGTTTTGGTATAAAGTAGTGACTTGGATACACGGTTAGATCCTTGTAATTTTGTCCGAAGTAAGTAAGCAATTTAGGTCCTAGTATTTGCCAAGAAAATTTAGGCGGCAGAGTTCTTAAAACTTCCACAGGTATGTTTCCTATGTGAAGTATGAGCGTTTTCATTAGGTCATTGTTTTTGCTTGCCCCAAGATAGCCATTTGCCATCAAACCAGTTCTTGTGATTTCATTTTCCCAACAACAAAAACAATCATTATCAACGAAGTCCTCTGTCAGAGGGGTTACACACTCAGAATCCGCATCAACAAAAAAACCACCTTCGTCAAAAAGCAATTCGTATCGTAGAATATCAGCTTTTCCAGCTAACTCGTCCACAGCATCGAATTGAGCCTGATTCCTAAGAACAGGCATGTTTTCTTCTGTCCATACCTTATGTTCCCAACTAGGATTCTTGTCTCTCCAAGTGTGCATTAAAGGCTCAGGACGGATAGCTTGATCACCTAGCCAAATCTGATGAATTATCTTTGGGATCACTATAATTTTCCTCGCCCGTTGGTTCCTTGAAGTTGAGGTCTCACAGAATACAGCGCCTTACCAAACCAGCCGACTTTGCATCCCGATGAATGGCACACAGAAACGTGCATGAAATCTGTGTAATCTTCTTGATTGGGCTGTGTTAAAGGCATGAAAGGCTTGTCTCCTATTATAGTCGTCCTATATGTGGGCATAGCCACATTACCTGGAAACACTCCTGCATCAGGATTAACTGCTAACTCGAATGTTTTTTGTGTGTTACCTTTAGAGTCAGTGGTCATGACAGCTTGATTAAACCTAACACCTCCGACCCAAATATCCACGCTAGGGTCCTCAGAAATCTTTTCTTGTATGATAGCTCCTGCGCCCGGAATAAATTCATCGTCGTCGTCAAGGAAAGTAATATACTCGGTCTTTGCCATTGCTGCTCCCACGTTAGCAGCCATGTTTCCATATTTTCCCCACCTACGGCCTAGCGTGTGAAAGGTAACGTCATGACCTTCATACGAGGGGAGCTTATCCTTTTGGTCACTAGGTCCGTCGAAAACAACGATGACAGGAAGGCCCTCCGCTACAGCGGAATCTATTGAGTTTCTCAAAGTATCGCGTCCTATGGTCTTTATAATTACTGTGGTAGAACTCACTTATTCATGGCCTCCTTGTATAAATCTATCCTCTTTTCAGCCATCTTGTTCATATCAAAATTCTCTTCTGTAAGCTGATGTAAATTCTCGCCCATTCGCTGCACCATGTCAGGTTTTTTTGCACACAAGGTTAGAACTCTAACCCACTCGGAAATACCCTTCTTGGGGTCAATCAAGAAGCCTGTCTCACCATCTTTAATCCACTCGTCGTAGCAACCCACATTGCTTGCCACCAGAGGAATTTTATAACGACCACACTCAGCCACCTTAATCTCAGACTTACTATCGTTGAAATTATTCATCTCAAGAGGTGCTAGTGCTACGTCCATATTGGTATAGAACTGACCGTAGCGGTCAGGTTGAAGAGCATAGTGAATATTCCAATTCTTGCCTCCCTTGAATCCTCGTAGAATTATAGACTTATACTTATTCCAAACGTCTGTCTGCCAGTCTGTATTACCCGGAGGCGGATGCCCGTAGAAATCCCACTGACAGTTCTCTCGACCAACACGCTGGTTTACAAGGTGCGGTACGCCAGAAAAATACTTTAGATCCTGCTCATGGTGAATGCCACCTACCCAACCAAAGCGAACGTAATTTCTCTTCTTAACTTTTGTCTTAGGTAGGTTCCAGCAAGGAAGATTATAGTCAATGGTGTTTTTTACTATGGCTAAAGCATTACCCTTACCTATGTAAGGTTTAACTCGTTCTGCAAACTTCCTTTGTGTTACGGTAACTAGATCTGCATGGCTGTAAATAAATCCAGCTATTTCTTCAAGACCTTTCTCCTTGTATACATTGTAAAGCCTGTGGCCTTCGTAAATATTGGTGAGTAGATCATCAGTGTCGTAATGAACAAAGCATCCAAACTCCTTTGCCTTTCCCACAATTCTTGCTGTGTAAGGACCACCGAAGTTAGAGAGGTTCTGAGTGAACACAATATCTGCCCACTTCATATTCTCAAACTCCCAGTTCTCTTGCCACTTGCCTGTCTTCTCGTCTATACCAAGAGGATTCTTATCCCAGCGAATTTCTACCTTGTCCCCATGAAGCTCCTCTAGCTTTTTCATGGGGGCAATAATCCTATAGTAAGAACATCCGCCTTCGTTAGCGGGAACACACAGTATTTTTAGCTTTTCTTCAGTCATAATAAAAAAGGAAGGCACCCCGTCAGTGCCTTCCTATTATAGTCTAATCCTATATGAAGATCGTGGATTAGGCTAGTTCTTCTTCCTCTTCCATGACGGCCATTTCACTGGCCTCTGAAGTGTGAGAAACGCCGATGGCAGCAGCGACACCGTGAATAGTGCCAGCGATATCGACGTTGCTATCAGTAGGAACCATAGCCTTGATAGCCTTGGCATAGTTCTTACGCTTTCTGCGGCTAATCAGAGTCAGCACACCTTCCCAAGCAGCGAGGCCAGGAATGAAGGTGGCACCAAGACCAATCAGTGCATCAAGAATACCTGGAACATCGCCCTCACCAGGAGAGAAGGGAACATACGCGCCCTCCTCAATCAGGTCGTCACGATCAGCCAGGACAAGCTGGGTGCCCTCAGGAAGCTCGCCTACCACGCTGGCGGGTAGAGTCTCAAGCGGGACTGGCTCCATCTCAGCGCCCTCTACGAGTTGGGATGGAGTGGTTACAACAGTGTCCTCACCGAAGAGGTCACTCAGGAGTTTGCAGGAGGTGAATCCCGTCATGATGACGAGAGCCGCTGCAAGGGATAGAATAATGTTTTTCATAATCAGCTTTGAAGTTTAGAGAGATAATCCCCGTCCGAAACATCTTCATCGGGACCGTTGGGGTTACTAAGTTCGGGAAGCCCAGTAAGAGCCGCCACCACTTTCTTGTACTCCTCGTAATCCTCTAGCTTAACGAGGGAGTGGATGTCATGAAGGCTGTCCATAGCAGAGGCAACCTCAGCTTTAGAACCAGCAGGAGAAGACTTGGGGCGAGGGGCCGACTGATCGTACTTAGGCCACTGTCCTTCCATCTCCTTGATGATCTTGAAGTCGTGCCCGTTGTCGAGGTCAGTGATATCACCGAAGTCCTCGTCAAGCATGGCCGCAATGATCTTCTTGAACAGGATGACACCAACAGAGAGGATCTTAACGTCCCCAGAGTTGCGGTCAAGAATGTTCATGTAGTAACGAGCGCGAGGCTTAATCTGCCGCGCAAGATCCTCGTCTTCCTTCTTACCCGTCTTCCACAGACCGTAGTACAGGTCGCAGAGAGGGCAAGCCTCACCATGCACCTTACGGCAGTGGTAGTTCTTAGTGTTCCCGTCAGGGCCAGTCACACGGTGAATCTTAGTCTCCGCATAGAACTCATGGTCCTCATCCTTGCCAGGAAGAATACGAACAGCGTTGCTGCCCTCAGGGATTTGGTAGAACTTGTTAAGGAAGTCCGAGTTGTTGGAGGTAGTGCCTCCACCGTTAAGTTGTTCGTGTTTACGCCGTAGTGCTTCTAGATCAATAGCCAT